TCCTATGATGGGTATGGATGCTACACGATTACCTCGTGGTAGCAAGTTTGAAGTTAGACCAGGTAAATCTGTTTTAACAAATGGAAACCCTGCAGAAATTTTAATGCCATTTAAATTTGGTGCAACAGATGGTAGTAACATTCAAACAGCACAAGCTTTTGAAGGAATGTTATTACAAGCTACAGGTACACTTGATACAGCAACTATGCAAACAGTTCCTGCAGGTGGAGAATTATCTGTAACTTTATCAGGAATATTAAAACGCAATAAGCGTACATTAGTTAATTTCCAAGATCAATTTTTAATTCCATTTATTGAAAAATCTGCTTGGAGATTTATGCAGTTTGATCCAGAGCATTTCCCAGTTAAAGATTGGAAGTTTGTTCCATCATCTACTTTAGGAATGTTAGCTCGTGAAGTGGAACAAATGCAATATATTAACTTAATGAAAACTTTAGGACCAGACAGTCCTGTATTACCTGTATTACTAAGAGGAGTTGTTGAAACATCTAGCTTAGGTAATAGACAACAGTTACTACAAATGCTAGATCAAATGAATCAACCTAATCCACAAGAAGAGCAAATGAAAGCTCAGATTATGCAGCTACAAATGCAAAAAGCTCAAGTGGATATTGCTAAGACAGCTTCTGAAGTTGAAATGAATAAAGCTGAGGCAACTAAAGATTTAGCTGAAGCATCAATTAAACCTGATGAAATTAGAGCTAAGATCTTAACAGCTATTTCAACTAATCTTCCAAACGAAGATGATAAGATACAAGCTGAGTTTGATAGAAGAGCTAAAATTGCTGAGTTAATGTTAAAAGAAGCTGATATGGATCAAAATCGTGAGATTGTTGAGCTACAGATGCAGAAGAACATGAAAAACTTGACAAAGTAAGCCTCTTATGGTATAATTATTATATAAACCTACTATTATAACACAAAGTTTAGAAAGGTGCAATAGTGGATAAACAGTTACAAGAATACTATGAAGAAAGATTTTCAACTATGTCTACGACAGGTTGGAAAGACTTTATTGAAGATGCTCAAAATATGTTTGATAGCTACAATGCTATTAATACAGTAGAAACCTTTGAGGATTTTCATAAAAGAAAAGGACAATTAGATATTCTTCAATGGATTCTGACCTTACAACAAGTGTCAGAACAAACCTACGAGGAGTTAAAAGATGAGAAAGTTATTTGAGTTTCATTGTTCATCATGTGATTATTCATTTGAAGAACTTACTGAATACACAAAAACTATCCCATGCCCAAAATGTAACTCTAACGCTGACAAAATAGTTAGTGCACCTAGAGTTAACTTAGAGGGTATTACAGGTAGCTTCCCAGATGCAGCAAGAAGATGGGAGAAAAAGCATTATCAAAAACTTGCAGAAGAGACTAAGAAGAAAAATTCTTAGCTTCTTTCCTAAAATGCTAAACGCACAGGAGAAAATAATATGGCAGAGTTAATTGATGAAGTTTTAGAAGAGGAAAAAGTGGAGGCTTCTTCATTAGATGAGATGGGTAAAGATGCAGAAGAAACATCTGTAGAAGAACCCGAAGTCGAGGCTAAAGAAGAAACTAAACCAGAAGATGATTTACCAGAGAAATACAAAGGAAAATCTCTTAAAGATATTGTCTTAATGCACCAAGAAGCTGAAAAGCTTATAGGTCGTCAAGGCAGTGAAGTAGGAGAGCTCCGAAAAGTGGTAGACGACTTTATTAAAACTCAAACATCAAAAGATTCAGACACAAAAGAAACAGAAGTAAACGATGACGATTTTTTTACAGAACCTAAACACGCTGTAAAGAAAGCAATTGACAGTCATCCTGCTATAAAAGAGGCTCAACAAGCTGCTATAGCTATGAAACGATCAGAAACATTAGCTAAGTTACAGTCTGAGTTCCCAAATTTACAGGATACAGTTCAAAATCCAGATTTTGCCGAATGGATTAAGTCATCAAAAGTGCGTACTGAGTTATTTACTCGAGCTGAAACACAGTTTGACTACGATTCTGCTAAAGAATTACTTTCAACTTGGAGTGAAAAACAGAGTATTACTAAAAAAGTAGCTGAAACATCAAAAGTTGACAGAGATCAACAATTGAAAGCTGCTGATGTTGGTAGTAATGGTACAAACGAGCCTGTTTCTAAAAAGAAATATCGTCGTAGTGATATTATTAAACTTATGCAAACAGATCCTGACCGATATGATGCTTTATCAAATGAGATTATGGCAGCCTACCGAGAAGGACGAGTAATTTAACATTTTTGAAAGGAAACTGAGATGGCTTTAGGCTCAAATCATGTAACGATAACAACAGCTGCAACCTTTATACCTGAAATATGGTCGGACGAGATTGTAGCTGCTTATAAGAAAAACTTAGTAGCAGCAAATTTAATGAAAAAAATGGGTTTTGTTGGTAAGAAAGGTGACACAGTTCACATTCCAGAGCCAACAAGAGGCACAGCATCATTAAAAGCTGCTAATACACAAGTAACACTTCAAGCAGCAACTGAAGGCGAAAAAACTGTAACAATCGACAAGCACTATGAATACTCACGCTTAATCGAAGACATTACAGAAGTACAAGCATTATCATCACTTCGTCGTTTCTACACAGACGATGCAGGTTATGCTTTAGCTAAACAAGTTGATACTTCACTTATTCAATTAGGTCGTGGTTTCAATGGTGGTTCAGGTACAGCTGCTTACACTGGTGCTTACATTGGTTCAGATGGTACAACTGCTTATGATGCAACAGCAAACACAAACGCAGGTAATGGTGCAGCTTTAACAGATGCAGCTATCCGTCGTACAATTCAACGATTAGATGACAATGATGTTCCTATGGAAGGTCGTTTCTTCTTAATTCCTCCATCAGCTCGTAACACATTAATGGGCATTGCTCGTTATACAGAACAAGCTTTTGTAGGTGAAGTTGGTTCAAGCAACACAATTAGAAATGGCGAAGTTGGTAACCTTTATGGTATGCCAGTATTCGTATCATCTAACTGTGATACAGCAACAGGCTCAGATGCAGACAGAGTTTGCTTAATGGGTCATAGAGATGCAGCAGTTCTTGTTGAACAACAAGGTGTTCGCTCTCAAACACAATACAAGCAAGAATACTTAGGTACTCTTTACACTGCAGATACACTCTATGGTGTTAAAGAACTACGAGATGGTTCTGCTTTCGCATTAGTAGTTCCTGCTTAATGCAATATGCCCCTCTGCAAAGGAGGGGCTATTTTTATGCTCATTTATTTAAGTGAGTATAAATATAAAGGAGATGAGAATGAAATTTAAAGATTTAATAAGTGGGGAAGTAGTAGAGTTTCATAATGAAGTAGATATTAACTCGATGCAACATCACTCAGGGTATGAAGTTGTTGAGGAAACTGCTGTAAAAGCAGAAAAGCCAAAATCAACCAAAAAAGAAAGTGTATTAAACAAACTCTTTAAGGAATAAATATGGCTATATATAGAGGACCTGGTGGACCAGGAGATGCAACAACCGATGCAACCAATGAAGCTACAGTAGCAACTACTAAAGCCTCTGAAGCCGCTGCAAGTGCCTCTAGTGCGGCATCTAGTGCTTCTACAGCTAGTACAAAAGCTTCTGAATCTGCCACAAGTGCTACACAATCAGCTACAAGTGCTACAAACGCTGCAAATAGTGCAGCAAGTGCAAGTTCAAGTGCAACAAGTGCTTCTAATAGTTCTTCAGCTGCTGAATTATCTAAAACAGAAGCAGAAACTGCCAAAGCTAACGCAGAAATAGCTCAAGCTGCCGCAGAAGCTGCTCAAGCAGCTGCTGAGACTGCTGAAACAAATGCTGAAACAGCAGAAACAAATGCAGCAGCAAGTGCTAGTGCTGCAAGTACATCAGAATCCAATGCCGCTACTTCAGAAACTAATGCTGCTAGCAGTGCATCAGCCGCAGCTGCTAGTGAAGCAGCAGCAGCTTCTTATGTAGATGCGTTTGATGATAAATATTTAGGATCTAAAGCTTCAGCTCCTACAGTAGATAATGATGGAGATCCATTAACAGATGGAGCTTTATATTTTAATACTACAACTAATATTATGTATGTTTATGACTTAGGAACAACCTCCTGGTTACAACTTACATTAACAACCGCTAATCAAACTGCAGTAAATACTGTAGCGACAAATATAGCTGATGTTAACACTGTAGCTACAAATATTTTAGATGTGGTTAACTTTGGAACAACATACTTAGGTGCGTATGCTTCTGCACCAACCACCTCTCAAGTTGGAGCTATTTATTGGGATACTGGAGCTAATTCTTTATATATTTGGGATGGATCTGCTTGGAATGCAGCAGCCTTTACCGCTACAGGAGCTGTTACATCATTTAATACACGAACAGGTGCTGTAACATTATCTAGTGGAGATGTTACAACAGCTCTAGGTTATACTCCATCAACTGTTGCTAATTTAAACGACATTTCAGATGTAACTATCACATCACCATCTACAAACCAAGTTCTTAAATACAATGGAACAGTTTGGGTAAATGACTCTGATACAGATACAGGAATTGTCTATACAGACTTATCTGTTTCTACAGCAACAGCAGGATCTCCTGCATTATCTTATAATAACACTAATGGTGTATTTACATACACTCCACCAGATTTATCTAGTTTTATTACAGCAAGTTCAACAGATACTTTAACAAATAAATCAGGTAATATTAGTCAATGGACTAATGATAGTGGTTATTTAACTTCTTATACAGAAACTGATCCAGTTGTAGGAGCTATTACAGGAATAGTAAAAGCAGATGGAGCAGGTAATATTTCAGCTTCTGTTGCAGGAACAGATTATTTAGCTCCTGCAGCTATTGGAGTTACAGTTCAAGCCTACGATGCAGATACAGCAAAGTATGATGATGCAACTGCTAACTTTACTGGCACATTACAAAATGGTGGTCATACTGTATTAACAAACGCATCTGACTATCTTGATTCAGCAGATATTGGTG